TGGCGGCGTCCAGGCCCCGCGCCGCGGCGTCGGTGGCGGGCACCGCCCGGCCCACGGCCGCGCCGAGGCCCTGGAGGCCGCGGCTCGCATCATCGATGGCGCGCTTCGCGCCCTCGGCATCGCCGCCCAGTCTCAGCGTTACGTCGTCGTTGCCGGCCACGGCGAGATTCCTTTAACGCAGGATTACGACCACGGCCCAGTGACGCCATCCGAGGCCTCGACCTCGAACGTGATCCGGGCGGCCTCGACGTCGCCGCCGAAAACGCCTTGCTTGTCCACGACGATCAGGTTCGAGTAGGTCTTGTTCGTGGTCGATCCCGTGGACTCGATCCCGACCGTAAACGCGAGGTTGCCCGTCATGCCGATGTAGATCGAGTCGTAGGACGCGTGGTCGCGTAGGGTCAGCGTGATCCGGGCGTTCCGCAGGTGCCGCTTGTTGGAGGTCGGCCAGATCGCGGCATCGCCGTACTGGGGCCGGCCCGAAGACGCCTCCGCGGCGTCGATGCGATCGACCTTCGTGATGTTGACGCCGCCGAAGGTCACCGACCGCGGTTTCAGATAGGTCTCATTCGCCATGACTGTCTCCTGCTCGTGGTTTTGAGATAGGTCATCCCTGGACGGTGAACGTGTCCGCGTGCGCGTATTGGAGCCGGAGCGACCGCCGCACCAGGCCCGTGACCGCGCCGTCGGGCGCCGTGATCGCCTGCGTCGCCGTCTCCCCGAGGCTCCGCACATAGCCCCACGATCCGAAGCCGCGGCCGCGGACCACCTGGTGGGCCGCCCACAGCAGATCGAGGACGCCCGCGCGGGCCGGCGTGTCGCGGGGCACCAGGCCCGTCTGCCGGCCGCCGGGCTCGGGGGCGGCCAACTGCTGGTACGCCACGATCCGGACCTCGTACCGCCGGGCGATCCGGTCCACCTGTTCGTCCGTCACCTCGGACCCCAGGACGACGATCCCATAGAACGGCGGCAGCGACTCTGCCGGCACAAGGTTCTCGTCCTCCACATGATAGATGCGCGTCGTATAGCGGCGGCTCGGGGCCTCGTCGTCGAGCAGCGCCGCCGCGAGGGCGTCGACCAGGCCGCAGACGGGATGGCGCTCGGGGGTCGTGATCGTCATCGCTGCAGTTCCTCCGCGATTGCGTCCTTCACATGGTCGGCATGTTTGGCGAGCCGGTCATGCGGCGGCGGTGCGAGGATCGGCCGGGCCGGCACCGCGAAGACCCGGCCGACAATTTTGCGGAGCCATCCGCGGATGCGGAAGAATTCGGGGTTCCAATTGCGCCGCGCGCGGCTCGGCCGTCCGGCCGCGGTCGCCCTCGCCTTGTGTCCCGGCAGAACTTTCAGCAGGCGGCTTGTCGCGACCTGGTCGGCCTGTTTGCGGGTCTCGATGGCCGGGCCGTCCGCCTGGCCGCCCTCATGGAGGCGGCGGGCGTAGGGCACATTGGTACCGACCTCGACGCCGCGGCCTGAGGCCTCGAGTACGTTCCCGGCCGCGCCGGCGGCGAGACTTGAGGCCAGGCGGCCGGTGTCGACGAGGATCGGTAGCGTCCGGGCGATCTCGATGACCTGGGCCCAGCCGGCGAGTTTGGCGGTGCGGCCCGTCCGCCGGAGCAGGGCCGTCAGCGGCGAGATTGGCCGCCAGCCGAACCCCGCGGCCGTGCCGCCGCGGCTCCGGGCCAGGAACTCCGACCGCTGGGCCTCCAGTTCCGAAAGGCCCACGGCCCGCCAGGCCCGGCGGGTCCGCTCCGAGCCGACGACGGCGGCCCGGCCAGCGCGGCCCAGGCGTGCGAGCGTCTCATCCAGGCCATCGAGTTTTGCGCTGATCAAGACCATGGCGTCCCTCTCACCAGTGATCCATCGTCCCGCCCGAGCCGTCCGCTTGGTCCTCACCGCGGGTGAAGGTCCGGTCGGGTTCGGCGACGCCGCCCACGGGGTTTCGCATCGCCAGGCCCGTGATCGTCCGGCGTCCGGAGGCGGCCTGGAGAATCTCGGCGCGGGCCCGCTCGGCCCGCTTTGCCAGGTTGCCCATGCCGCCGGTAGGCCGGTCCTCGGCCAGGGCCGCCAAGGCGAGGTCCGCCGTCCACCGGGTCACCGTCGCGGGGATGGTCCCGGTGATAGGGAACGGCCAGCGGGGCGCGAGGATCGCGTCGATCTCGGCCTCAGCATCGGCGATCGCGGCGGCCAGGCGGCCCGAGATCTCGATGCCGGTCTCGTCGGAGAGGAGGACCGCCAGGCGGTCGACCGAACCCAGGCGGGCCTCCAGGTCGCTCTGCGTCGCATACGCCATCAGGTTGTTCTCCGCGGTCTCTGCGGCCTCTGCGGTGAAAGCCGTTATGATCCGGGGCCGAGCGTCGCCCGGACGACGAAATCGCCCTTGGCGTAGAGCGTCGGGCCGCCCGTCTCCCAGAACTCGTAGCGATACCGGCCGGGCGTCGCGAGGTCCTCGGCGCTGAACTCCAGGACGGCCTGCCCCGCCTCGGCGTCGGTGATGGTGATCCCGCCCGTCTCGGAGTCGAGGGCGAAAACCTCGTCGTCGTCGCCGCGCTCGAAGACGCGGAACCGGAGGTGCGCATCTGTCAGGTCGACCGCGTTGCCGCCCGAGTCCTGGAACACCAGGGCGACGTCGACCGCGGCCCCCTCGGCCAGGTCGAACGGCTGCGTCGAGGCGCCCGTCAGGGTGAACGTCGGGAACGTGACCTGAAGCGTCCCCGGCAGGACCTGCGTGACGACGTCGTCGGGCGCGGCCCTGGACGAGACGGCGGCGTCCAGGTGGGCGAGCCGCGCCTCGGTGCAGACGGAGGCCAGGGCGGCCGAGTCCGTGCCGCGCATCGGCGTTCCGAGCGGCTCCGTGTCGCGGATGGCCTCCAGCGAGTCGGTCGCCTCGTCGAACGTGCCGCCGCCGGCGTTGACCTCGGCCTTCGCGGTCGCGTCCATCGCGTCGGAGCGGAAGAGGCCCCGGAGCCACTTGGCCAGGCTCGTGATGCCCGAGAGGATGGCCGCGACGGCGTCGATTTTCCCGTCGGTCGTCGCGTGGGCACCCGTGACGTCGGACGATGTGGCTCGCGTCGAGACGGCGGCGTCGAGATTGTCGAGTTTGTCGGCGGAGCCAACGATGGCCAGAGATTTACCCGTTGTCGACTGTAGTCTGAGCGCTTCGCCGTTCGTTGTATTGTTGTACTGACCGACCGTCCCGCCCTCGTTGGACTGACCAGCCGTGGTGCCGATATTGAGCTGACCGCTCGTGTTACCGGTATTGAACTGACCCACATCGCTACCGGCATTGTATTGACCCGCATCGCCACCGACATTGTACTGCCCGGAGCCCGCACTATTGGTGTTACGGCAGTCCAAGGCTCCTTCGTCTGGTACGTCGCATTCGAGTTTTAGTTGTGAGGCCTTCAGGACCACGCCGCCGGTACCATCGAGGACTGCTTCCAGGTTGTCTGCGGCTGTCTTATCCCCGCTGATCACCACTACGTCGACACCTGTGTAGAGATAGGTCTCGAAATACCTTGACTCCGTAGCGCCGGAGTGGTTCTGTACAGTTAGCTTGAGCGTATCGTCAGCCCCACCAATCAGTTCCACCTGGAATATCGCATTTCCGGCTGGACGGATTACGTCACTCGAGAAAACTAGTCTGTCGTTGAGATATCCTTTGACGGTATAGGCTCCACCGATGAGGTCATCAACCCAGATCCCGGCGTGTAGATGCAAGGCTTCTGGTTCATTCGGTAAGGTTCCCTCGAAGACGGTTACCTCACTTGCGAAGTCGCCTTCACCATCATATGCGGTTCCGATTACTTTCATGTCCGTACCCCCGCAAAGAGACCTCCGGAAATGGGGCCGCGTCGTAGTACTCGTTGTCCTTCACCGTAGCGGACGATCGGAAAATCCGTCGTGTAGCGGACGCACTTGCTCAGACGGACCTCGTCCATGACGCATGAGGGAGCGTAGTTGTACCTACTGACGTCGAGGTAGCCCGAGGGATCGCTTCCTATCCCCACGATATCGCCCGATGCACTCGATCTCCGAAGAATACCATTCACGTAGAGACGAAGCCTGTACTCATCGTTAGCATCGAGCACAGCTGCGACGTGCCACGGATTTGCTCCCCGAAGAATTGTCAAAACATCCGCCGATGTCCACTGGGCGCTGCGTTCACTGATTCCACTCTTCCACCACGAAGCTATAATGAAGGAGCTTGCATCTCCGTTGTCACAAGCACGGATGCGAAGTTGGCCACCACATACAAAGTCTAAAATCGTAAGATTAGCCCCCGCTTCCGTCCAGTCGCGAACCCAGCACTCTATCGTGGCTTGAGGCAGCGCTTCTGGTACGGAGACGGAAGCGCGCATGTAGCTGTTTTCAATATGGTCGAAGCGATAGCCGTCTTCGACTGCCACCGCGCCATAGTTCGTGAACGTCGGACCCGTGCCGACGGGCGTGAGGCGCCCGCCGGAGGCGCCGAAACGCCAGTAGCCGAGTTCGGCCGCGTCGAGGGCGCCGGGATAGATGGCGAACGGTCTCATGGTGCCGCGCCCCCCTGGCCGCGTCCCGCACCGGGCAGGCCCGTCCGCCGCCCGAGGACTTTCCGGTACAGCGCCTCGTAGGCCCGGACCGTGGCCTCGATCCGGTGATGTTTCTCAACGTACCGCCGCCCGGCTTGGCCGTGGCGGACGGCCCGCAGCGGCTCGGCCAGGTAGGACTCGATGTAGGCGGCCATGGCCGCGTCGTCGTCGACGGCCACGAGGCGGCCCCGCTCGCCGCCCTCGCCCAAGAGCAGTTCGGGCACGCCGCCTACGGCCGTCGCCACGACGGGCAGACCCGCGGCCATCGCCTCCAGCATGGCCAGGGGCGCACCCTCCGACGACGACGTCAGGGCGAACAGGTCGGCCTCCGCCAGGTGGCGCCGGACCTCGGCCTGGCTGACGTATCCGGTGATCTCGATCCGGCCGCCGGCCCGCGCGGCCTCGGCCTGGAGCGTATCGTCCATCCACCGCGACTCGGGCCGCGAGCCGCCGACGACCCGGAAGATCGGCTCGGGCCGCCCGTCGGCCCGCGCGGCCGACTGGACCAGGCCCGCCACGCGGGCGAACATCCGGTGGTGCTTGGCCCAGGGTAAGATGCGGCCGACCGTGATCACGAGCGGCGAGCCGCGGACCTCGGGCTGCGCGTTGCGGGCGACAAAGGCGTCCACGTCGATGCCGTTATTCACGTGCTCGACGATCAGGCCCCGCGGCCAGAGGTCCGAAATGTAGGCGACCGTCTGGCGGTCCACCGTGGTGACGGCCGCGACGGGTTCGCCCGGGTAGAAGTTGTCGGTGTACCAAAGCGTCCAGCCGGCGAGCGAGTGGATTGTATGGACGATCGGCAGGCCGCCCGGCGGCCGCGCCTTCGTGGCGGCCTCGGCCAGACCCCGCCGCCACTTCGGGCCGAAGAGGGAGAGGTTCACCAGGTCGTAGGCGGCCAGCAGGTCCGCGAGGCAGCAGCAACCGTTCTGCCAGCAGTCGGCCGGGATGGTGAGGACGCGGCCCCATCCGGCGTCGGCGAGTTCCTCGGCCCCGCGATGGCGGTTCTCGGCCGGCACGAGGACGTCGGCCTCGTGGCCGCGGGCGCGGAGGCCGCGGGCGAGGTCCGAGAAGAGGATCTCGGCGCCGCCGACCTCGATGGACGCTAGGGCATAGAGGATCTTCATGGCTCGCTCCGCGCAAGGCCAAGAGTTGACTCGGCCCAGGCGGCCGCCCGGCGCCGCGCGGCCCGCCGAATCGAGATCACGAGGCCATTCGCTCGCACGATGCTGCTCCTGGGCGACGAGCGCCGGGGCGCCCCAGCGGCGTCACGCTGCCGGGGCGCGTCCCGGCCTGTCGGGCGCCCCTCGTCGCGGGGCGGTCGTTTTAGCCGCTCGCCGTGAAGACGCTCTTCACGATGAGGCCGGGATGGCCGGCCGCGCAGGCGCGGCGGGCGCGGGCCGCGAAGACTGCCTGTTTCTGCTTCGTCCAGGTATCCGTCCCCTCGCCCAAGCTCTCCGTGGTGAGCGTCTCGCGCTCCTGGAGGACGAGCGGCTTGGCGCCGGTCGACTTGACGTAGGTGTACATCGTGACGGCCGACGACAAGAACGGGTTGGAGCGGGGGACGAACTGGCCCTTGACCTCGTTGGTCTTCGTGCTGCCGGCCGCGCCGATCAGGTCGTCCTCGGCGCAGGCCCGGGCCTGCCATTTCAGGGCGGGCGGCACGAGGACGCCGAACTCGCCGCCGAGGGTGATCTTCTTGCCCTTGGGGTCCTCGAACGTCAGGAGCGCGAGGATCGCCTCCTTGACGGCCGTCTCGAACTCGGCGACGGTCGGGGCCGTCCCGGCCATCGTCGGCGCGAGGCTGTTGTCGAAGGAGCCGATGATCGAGTCCGTCCGCGCATCGGCGAAGAGGGCCGTCCCGTCGAGTGCCAGCGGATTGGCCTCGAGCGTGCTCGCGATGAGTTCGTGCGGGTGCCAGGTCGCCTTGACGGCCATATCCGTGACCCGCGAGCGGTGCAGGCCGATGCGGTCGTCCTCGAAGTCTTCGCGCGGGATGCCGATCGCGGCCTCGTAGAGCAGGGCAACCAATTCGAGCTTGCCGGCCGCTAGGGCCGAGATCACCAGGTCACCGATCGAGAGCGCCAGGCCCGGGGCGGGCGAGAGGGCCGTATAGGCTTCCTGCGCGACCGTCGAGGGAACTAGCAGCGCGAGTTCGGCGATCTCGGGGATCGCGATCGCCCCGTCCGGGCCGACGAGCGGCCTCACGGTCGAGTCCCACAGGGCCTTGATGCCGGCGAGGCCCGTCGCCGTTGGAATTCTTGCCATGACATGCATCCTTTCATTCGCTTAGGTTCGGGCTTGGGCCGGAGCGGCCGCGCGGCCGCCCGCCGACGGGGCCCGTCGTATGCTTCGCGTCAGGAGATCGCGTTGGCGAGCGTCGCCTTCAGCGGGATGGCCGGTTCGATGTCGACGAAGCACTCGCTGGCCGAAATCACCCGCTTGATGATGCCGACGAAGAGGGCATTCGAGACGTCGCCGATGCGGGCCACGCGGTAGTTGTCCGCCGCGTAGACCGCTTTCTCCAGGTCGGCCTGCGTCAACGTCGAGGTGGCCGCGAACCGCAGGACGCCCTTCTGGCGGACCGCGATCTCGTAGTCGCCATTCGACGCCCCGGCCGGGACCGTCACCTCCTCGACGGCCACGCCGGCGAACCTGACGGACGCATCGTCGCCCGCCATCGCCCCGTAGCCCGACGCGTTGATCTCGATGAGATGTCCTTTCTTGTACGTCGCCGCCGTCGAGGCGAGGGGGACCCGGACGATCTCGCCGTCCATATGTTCCCGCGCCACTTCCTGTGTCGTGTCCGACATGCTTGACTCCTTTCAGTCGCCAGTCGAAAGTCCAACGTCCAGGATCAACGGCCGCGCCGCGCGGCGCGGATCGGTTCAGGCGGGGCTGCGCAGCGGGGCTGCGCAGCGGGCCCGCACATAGGCCTCTTTGGTGATGCCGAGGCTCCGGGCCAGGCCGAGCCGCTCGTACTCGTCTCCCGCGGACGCCTCGGCGGGCGTCGCACCGCCGGCCATGGCGGCGGGACCGGCCGCCGCGGCCTGGCCGGTCTCGCCGAGCGGCACGACCTGGGCGGATCGCCGGGCCTCCTCGTCATCGAGGTAGGCGTAGACCGCCGCCTCGCCGCCGTGGGCCAAGCACGCGGCGGCCTCGGCCCGCAGACGCGGGGCATGTTTCGGGGCGAGGCGTCCCGCGCCGACGAGCCGGGCGATCGTGGCCGAGACGGCGTCGGCCACGGCGGCCGACATCTCCGGCGGCTTCGGAGCGTCCGACGCCGGCGCCACGGCCGCATTTGGCGCGCCCGGTTTGTCGCGTATTGCGTCGGAGGCCCCCCGGGCGGCCCCGGAGTCCCCCGAAACGGGATCGGCCGTCACAAGCGAACCTCGCGACTCGCCGCCCTGCTCGGCCGGCGTGCCGTCACCGGCCCCGGCTTCCGTCGCGGCGGCGGCCTCCTCGGCGGGTGTCTCGCCCGGCGAGGCGGCGTCGTACTCGGCGAAGAAGGCGGCGATCTCTTCGCCGAGGGCGCGGAGGGCATCGGCCTTTTCCTCTTCGGTTCGGCCCTCCTTGTCCTCGATCGTCCAGAGCCGGTCCTGAATGGCGCGGAAGACCGGTTGGAGGCGGCTCGTGGCGGCCTCCTTCTGGACGGCCTCCGACAGCGTGGCGGGTGGCGTGTCGTCGGCCGACGCGGTCGGCTCATCCGAGGCGGCCAGTTCCGCCGGCAAGTCGAGCGTCGCCGCGGCGGCCTCGTCGGCGCCGCCGGCCATCGCCGCCGGGACGGGCGGCGGATCGGACGGCGCGTAGAGTCTCGCCACGTCGTCGAGTGTGCCGAGCTGCGGCTGTCGGACCGGGTCGGCGCCGCAGAGGCCCAGGTGTCGCAGGATCGGCTTGTCGCTCACCTGCGGAAATCCGGGCGCCTTCCCGGCCGGCCACCAGGACGCCGAGACCTGGCGGAACGCCCCGGCGCGGAGCAGGTCGGCCACTTTCCGCGGCACGCGCTTCAGCGCCGCCGAGATGCGGGCCCTGCCGTCAACCACCCGCTTGCGGACGTTCTCGACCCAGCCGAGGGCGGGCATGCCGGTCGTCAATTTTCCCTCGTCGGCCTCGTTGTGTCCCAGGACCACCGGCACAACGAGGCCCCCCTTCTCGCCGGCCAGGGCGGCGAAGGATTCCACGAGGCCGTCGGCCGTCTCCACCGGCCAGGTCCGGCCGTGCTGGTCTGCGCAGGGGAACTCCGCGATGTCGACCTCGGGGAGGTCCACCAGGTCCACCTTCGTCTGCTCGTTCATCGTCCGCTCCTTTCGATGGTTCCAAATTTCAACGCAGAGATCTCCGCGTGCTCTCTGTCCCTCTGCGTTAAAACATATGCTTCTGGATCGCCTGCCAGAGGCCCGTGCCGGGGTTGCCCAAAAAGCCGGGGTCCGGTGACACGGCCGGCGGCGCGGGCGCCGCCGCGAGGCCCCCGCGGGCCTCGACCTCCTCGGGCGCGAGGAGCCGGACCTGGCACCGGCAGTTCCACCCGTTGGGCGGCCACCAGATCGCCCACGTGGGCGCGTCCAGCGGCCCCCACCAGCCGTCCATCGCGAGGTGGTTCGCCCTGGTCCGATCATCCTCGACGGCCACGTACTCGGCCGCCGCCACCAGGCCGTCCTCGGCCAGTGTCCGTGCGGCCGTCCACTGGCCGCCCGCATAGGCGGACTGGACGTTCGTGCGGAAGATCGTCTCCAGGTGCCAGGGTGAAGCCGGATCGAGGCCCCGCGACGTCGTGACGGCGTCGAGAGCCTCACCGAACCGGTCGACCGTCCACCCCTCGCGGACGGCCTCCGCCAGGGCGTCCTCGACCTCGGCGGCGATGGCGTCGGTCTCGGCCGCGGCTAGCGTCATCGCCTCGCGCCGGCCCCAGTCGAGTACGTTGTCCGTCTGAATGCCAAAGATCGCATTTTTCTTGAGGCTCGCGACGGCCCGCTCGTAATCGAGGCCCGGCCCGCCGATCATCCCCGCGACCGCGCCCTCGACCTTGATTTCCGCCAGGGCGTCGATCAGGGGCCCGAGGACCTCGGGCAACTCGCCCGCGGCCGCCTGCGCCCGGAGGCCCGCGAGAAACGCGCGGACCTCCTCTAGACTTTTTTTCGTCGGGCCTGGCCGAGGATCGCCTCGGCGAGGGCCTTGTTGGCCGCCGGCACGCGGGCCAGCGCCCGCCGTTCGGCGGCGCTCAAGGCGCCTGCCGGTGCGTCACCGGCGAACTCGGCCGGCGCGTCGGTCTCGGTCGGCGGCGGCTCGGGCGGCAGACCCGCGCGGCCGGATAGGCCGAGCAGGCCGCCCGCGCCGAACGGCGATGCGAGGGCCGTCGCGGCGGCCGGCGCCAAGATTTCGTCGTCCTCCTCGGGCGTCGGCACATCGAACTGTTCGTTGACGTACCACGCCGGGATCGCGACGCCCATCCGCTGGAGGCGTTCGAGCGTCTCGGACGCGGGGCCGGCGTCCTGTTTGGTCCAGCGCCAGTAGAATTCCGGCGGCTCGTCCAAGGCAAAATTCAGGCCGTGCAGCGGCCCGACCAAGTCCGACTGGATCGCCGCGGCGATCCACTCGCCGACGATCCACGTCCATGGACGCGACGTCCGGGCGTGCGTCTCGGTCGCCCGGAGCGCCCCCGTTTCGGCGCCCTCCAACATCTGGAGCGTGGCGCCCGTCAGGCCGACGACGATCTCCTTGTCACAGTCGGCAATCGCGGAGGCGAACACGTCGGCCGGGGCGGTTGCGAGCTCAACTAGGTCCACCTGGAGGTCCGAGGGGATGGCGAAGCCCAGGGACTCCTGGAGTTGTGTCAGAAGATTCTCGGCCGATTGGCGGCCCGCGTCACCCTGGTCGGCTGGGTAGACGACCTTCCGGCGGCCCTTCGAGAGGGCCTCCAGAAAGATCGCCCGGAATTTCCACGCGTTGTCCTTCACCCAGAACGCGCGGTAGGCCGCCCGGAACTCCGACTGGCCGAGCGGGTTCGCGTAGCACGGCAACCAGGAGACGACGATGAACCGCGTCCGGTCGCGAGTGACCCATTCGCCGCGGACCTGCTGCTTCAGCGATATGATGTTGAGGTACTCGTCGACCTCGAAATCCCACGTATCGACGTCCTTGGCCTTGAGGCCCGCTAGGCCCACCCTGCCGGCCCAGCGGCCCCGCTCGATCGGCACGAGGACCTTCTCGATGACCGCAAAGCCATCGACGAGGGCGCGCGACAGATCGAAGACCAATTGCAGCATGCCCGTCCCCGGCAGCCGCCGGAGCACGTAGCGGAGAAAATCGGCGGCCTCGACGTTCGGGTCGTCGTCGTCCGGCCGGCGACGGGCGTCGTAGTCGGCCGGCCGGACGTCCCAGTCGGTGGCCATGACAGGGAAAACGCGCGAAAGATAGGCCGCCTTGACGGTCGCGTCGCGCATCATGTCGCGATAGACCGAGAGGCGGAGGGCCTTCGAGGCCAGGAGATCATCGGCGTAATAGGGCTTGATGCCCCAGCGGGCCGTGTCGGCCTCGGCGAAGGCGACGCCGGTCTCGCGGTCCTGGCCCCGCAGGGCCCGGGCCACCCAGTCAGCGGCCTTGGCGAGTTGGTCTCGAGCGCTCACCACTCGGCCCTCCGATGGCCGCCGCTCCGGTCGGGCGGCCCCCACGGCGATCCCGCCGCCACGGCCCCGGACGGCTGGTAGACGATCGACTCCTCGTGCACGGGGCCGCACTCGGCGCCGGTGGCCGCCGCCCGGCAGGCCAGGGCGAGCGCCCAGAAGCGATCGGCGTGGCCGGCGTCGGTCCGCGGCGTCTCCAGCCGCACGCCGCCGCCGGCGAGTTGCACCCGCCGGACGCTGTGCAGATCGGCCCGGATATCGGGGTCGCTGGGGATGCGGATCGTCCGGTCCTCGAAGCGTGCCTTCATCCGAGCCGCCAAGTCCTCCTGGACGCTCGCGCCCAGGTGGACCGACTCGACGCGGCCCGCGCCCAGGGCCCGCGTCAGGTCCTCGGCCAGTTGCATGCCGATGCCGCCGGCGTCAACGGCGACGCGGCCCGCGCGAGTTTTCCGGACCAGGTCTAGGATCGCCTCGTACTGGACACGGAACGGGGCGCCCTGCCAGACAGGGACGCCCAGCGTCCAAACGACGTCGCCAAGGCGCGCGAGAATCCACGCCACGGTCAGGTCGTGCGTCCGACCGATGTCGACGCCGATATAGACCGGGGCTGCCAGGCCGGCCGCCTCGCCCGCCGTCATGGAGGCCTCCGGCGACTCGCACGAGGCGATGAGTTCCAGCGGCAGGTAGGCGCCTGCCGCCGACCGCGACGTGCACATGTAGAGCCGGAGCCAATCCTCCTCCGTGAGGCACTCGCGGCGACAGTCGCGAAGAAACGCCGCCCGTTCGGCCTCGGTGGCCCGGCGCTTCAGGCCCCGAATCTTCTCCACCAGGCCTTGCTCGACGGCCTGCACAATATTGACCTCGTGATACGACCAGAGCCGGTCCGCGGCGGGCAGGGACAACTCCTTCCTGGCCTGATCGCACAGGGCGTCGAAGCACGTGCCCTCGGCGTCGGGGTTGGAAAAAACGGACATCTGCCCGCCGCCCCAGCGGATGCACGGCCCGGCTTCGGCGTACATCCGGAACCCTTGGCCGTGATAGGCATGCTCGTCGAGCGTAACGTCGCCGCCGCGGCCGTGGATGGCGTTGGGATTGGCCGACAGGGCCGTGATCCGGGCGCCGTTGGGAAACTCGACGTAGGCCGTCTTGATCTCGGTGCCATCCTCGAGGCGGAGCGTCTCCTCGTCGCTGCGCGTATGCCGCTCGACGGCCTGGTAGAGGCGAAGCCAGTGGCCGACGTATCGGATGTACTCCTTCGCCGTATCATAGTCCTGCGTCGTGAACCACTGGTCGAGTCTGGGCAGACCCTCCTCGACCTGGCGGACGCGCCGGCGGGTGTGCTTGAACGCTTCGGCATACGTCCAGCCCGCGCGGCGGCACTTCCGGCCGAGGACATGCGGATGTTCGTCCTCGATCCAGGCCTCCTGGTACGGCAGAAAATACCTCGCCAGGTTGGGTTCGGTCTGCGTCACACTCGGCCTCCCCCGATTCCGAGAATCCGGTCCACCACCTGGGTCACCGTCTCGCGCTCGGCGCCGGCCGCCCGGAGCGCCTCCGTCGCCGTCTTCGCCGCGGCTTCCTTGTCCGCCTGAAATTCCCTGGCGAACGCGAGTTTGAGGCGCTCGCGGTTCGCCGCCGAGTACCCGAGGCCCGACAGGGCGTGGGCCAGGCTGGAGAGCGTCGCCGCGCGTTTCTTGATATCGGCCGGCGGACCGCCCAAACCGCCGGCGTCGGCCGCGGCCGGTTCGGCCGTCGCGGCTTCTTGGAGGTCGACGAGGGCCTCGAAGATCATCTGGACGGCCGTCTGTTCGGCCGCCTCGTTCAGTTCCGTGGCGGGTTTGCCCTCCAGGTCCGCGACGACCGTCTGGGCGGCCTCGCGCCACGCCCTCAGTTTCTCCAGGTGCCGCTGGAACCGACTGCCCCAGCGGTGGACGCTCGAGCGCCCGACCTGGTGCCCCTCAGCGGCGAGCCAGGCGACCAGCCGATCGTAGGTCTCGCCAGCCTGAAACCGGCGGGCGAGTTCGTCGCGGATCTCGCGCGGCAGCCGGTCCACCTTGTGATGCCGGCGTTCGACCTGCCGCGTTTTCGCGTTCTCGCTCATCCGTTCTCTGCGGTCCCTGCGCGCTCTAGGAAAGCCTGTCGCCATTCAGGGCGCCACGCCGGGGTCGGCCGGGACCGTCCCGTCCAGGAGATCCGTGCCGGCGGAGGTGATCCGGGCGGAGGCCTCCGACGCGCTCGGCAGCATCGAGACAGGGCCCCCCGCCCGCCGCTCGACATAGCCCGCCGAGGAGAGGTACGTCAGGCACTCGCGCACCTCGCCGGGCGTCAGGTCCTCCGCCTCGCTCTGCAGGGTCCGGTAGAGGCTCCGCTCCGAGAGCCATCCCTCGTAGCCGGCGCCGGCCACGGCTCGAAGGACCACCAGCACCTGTCGGCGCAGTATGAGCCGACGTCGGGTCTCGGTCTGGTCAGTCACCGCCGCCCCCCTTCGTGGCCTTGGCCGCCAGAGCCTCGAACGCCTTGCCGGCCGTCGAACTCATCGAGAGCACCATGCCCTCCAGACGGGCCTGCCCGGCCTGGAGGTTCTCGATCTTGGCGAAGATCCGCGTCGTGGTCTGCCGGGTTTCGTCGTGGCAGATGTTGCAGGTGTCGCGCGAGACGTACTCGGCGGCGAGTTTCTCGCGGAGCCGCCCCTCCTTCGCGGCCGCATCGATCGCGCCCTCGCGTTCGAGGCGCTCCAGGCTCGCGAGCCGCTCGCAGATTCCGTTGAGGCTCTTCTTGAGAAAATAGGCCACCGCGCCCAGCCCGGCCACGAGGAGAATCTGGAGGACGATCTTCGCCAGGTCCCACAGGGCATCGCTGGGCATGGTCACCTCACTCCGGTCGCTCGGGTTCGGGCCGCAAAACACTGCCGCGACGGGCGCGCTTGTCCCCCGCATATTCGGGAGGCCGGCCGCCGCGGAGGTTCGGCCCACCGGCGGCGCCCGCCGCGGCAATTCCTGGGAACCATCGCCGGATTGGACGAATTGAATGGAACAAGGCCATGCGGCATCCCGCCAAAAGAAAGGGCCGCCCCGACTCGCGTCGGAGCGGCCCTCGGGGGGCTCGCGGGGACGGCCTCAATCTCGATTCGCCACAGGATGATACGACGGGCGCGGCGCGCCGTCAACAGCAATTTCCGCCTCGCGTCCGAAAATGTTCACGGCATGGCACCGCGGGCATTTCAGTTCGTGGGCCTCGCCTCGGGCGGGCGTGAGGCGCCGACCCAGGAGTTTGCCGCAGCGGCGACAGCGGTGTTCAGTCATGGATGCCCTCGCGCTCGCAAATGGACCGCGAGGCCTGGAGGCATGCCCTCGCCTCGCGGCCCGTCATCTCGCGCACATCGGCCGTCCGGCCCATCGTGAGCCGCCGGGCCAGACCGTCGAACCGGGCCTCGCCCAGGGCCGACCGGAGAGACTGGAGTTTCTCGATTTCCCACCTGGTCGCGCCGTCGTCGCGGAACGTCGGCAACCGCGCGCCCCGCGTCATGGCCATGAGGACGTCGATCACGAGCGTCGCCTCGCGGTGCGAGAGGGCCGAGGCCGACCGGTGGCCCGTCCGGGCGGCAAGAAAATCCCGCCGCTCCCCGTCCGACCAGCCTAGGCAGGCGGGCAGGACATGCAGCAACTGTTTCTGCTTGGCCGTTGCCGCCTTCATGGGCAAACACCCCTCTCGGCGATTTCGTCCCTCGCCCTGGCGAGATCCCGCTGAAGGGCCTGTATTTTCTGCCACCGCTCATCGGCCAGACGCTGGATGTGTCTCAGTTCGTGGTCCTGGTCGATGAGGCGGTCTTCGGCGGTGTGCAACCGCTCGCGGGTCTCCTCAATCCGCCAGAAGCCGAGGGCCTCGGCCACCTCCGCCAGGATGTCCTCCCATCGGCAGCGGTCCAAGGCCGTGCGCGGCACGGCCTCGGCTGGCAGATAGCGTTCCAGGACGGCGAGCGCCGCCCGTTTCGCGTCTGCGCCGACAACTTCGTCGAGATCCAGCATGCAGGCCATGGTCTTCCTCCGTTCGGGCCCGGTCACCATCGATTAAAGAGCATGCCCTGACCGGTTTGGGCAACCTCCTGGGCTTCGGCCGCCGGCAGGCGGTCTTTCATCCGCCGCAGGGCCTCGGCCCGCTCACGCATCGGCTCAAACCGCGAGACGATGTACCGATACGCCGCGTCGTAGTCCTCCGGCTCGACGCAGAGGAACACGCCCGCCCCACTCGTGCCCAGGGGGACGCCTGCCGCGACGAGTTCGGCCTCCAGGTCGAAGAACTCGCGCCCGGAAATCCGGCAGCCCGCCGCGGCCAGGTGGTCGCGGATCAGGTGCTGCGCCCGCGCCGCCGCCCGGCCGCGGCAGTGTTTCTCCAGGTACGCCGCCACGAGTTTGGCCTCGGCCGATAGAGCCATGGTGCACCGCGTTGCATCACGTTGCGGCACGTCACGCCGCATCGCCGTCCTTCCTCCGCCGGTCATTCCTCGTCCGCCGCGGGTGCGCCGCCCGTCAGAACGTAGGACATGAGGCTCTTCGATACGTGTTTCTCGCCCTTTTCCCAAGCGGCTACGAGGGCCGCGGCGAGCCACGTGTCCAGGAGCGCGGGGTAGAGAGGCGCCGCCCGGCTCCCCCGACCGCCGGGCGACAGCGTCTTCAGGAGCAGGGCCACGGCCTCGGGCGCCACCAGGCCCAGCTTGGCCCCGGCCACGCCCAAGCGAAAATCGATATAAATCTTGGCCTCCCGGACCTTCAGCGGCCGGACCTCGCACACGTGCAGCCGCCGGCGGACCGACACCAGGTCCGGGTCGTCGAGCGTGTCGTCGAGGCTCGGGTTCCCCTCGGTCTGGCCGACGCAGACGACACCCAGGCCCCCGCCGGCATCGGCGCAGATCTCGCGGAGTTTCTTGAGATCGAGCCACGTGGTAGGGGCGAGTTCGTGGGCTTCCTCCACCACGAGGCAGCACGTCTCGCCCTCCTGGTACTTCTTGGCGATCTTAGTGGCGACTTGGTGGACGAGATCCTCGGCGTTGGACCGCGGCCGGTCGCCGGGGGCGATGTCGCGCAGCAGGGCCCGCGGCAGGGCGCAGGCCCCGACCCGCCGGCGGCGCAGGGTCAGGAGCCGTGCGATGTGGACCTTGCGGTTCCGTTCGCGGCCCCGCGCGGGGTCGCCCGCCACGTCGCCGATTGCCCGGCGCACGAGCGTTGTCTTGCCGCACCCGCTCGGGCCTTGGACGAGCAGGAAGCCGTGGCTCTTGACTGCCCGATCCACGAGCGATCCCACCAGGTGCCACTGCGGGTGGAGCCAGAACGTGCGGTCCTCGCGCGGCTCGGCGAACGGGTCCGCCTTCAAGTTGAAGTGTGTCAGCGTCTCTGCAGGCAACATGGGTTTCCTCCGATGGGTCCATTCGTCCCATGACAGGACCTCGAACGGCGGCCGGGCGGCGGCCCGGCTCGGGCACCGTGACGGCGGCTCGGCCACCAGGCGTTCGTACACCTCGGCCGGCAGGGCCTCGAAGAGCGGCCACCGGGGCCGGAGGCCGAGCCGCGCGGCCGCGCCGGCGACGCGGCGGCGGACGTCCGGCGTCGCCCCTTTCTCGCCCCGCGCGACCTGGTCGAGCCACTGCTGTGACAGGCCGGCCTCGGTGGCGAGGGCCTGCAGGCTCACGCGCCGATCGGCACCGGGCCGGGGTCGAGTCAGGGCCCAGAGACCGAGCGGCCGATCAGGCCGAGGCCGCGGCGGCCGGCCCCGCGGCCGGCTCATCGCCTGCGCGTTCTGCTGGCAACTGCCCATGGCGGATCACGTGTTCCAGGGATTCCAGGTCGATCGTCTCGCCCGGCAGCCACAAGGCGGCTAGGCGCTTGTCGGTCTCCGAGAGTGGCGTCGAGAGGCGGCCGGCCCGCTGGAGGCGTTCGATGGCCTCGAACCGGCCCACGAGAACGGCCCGGCGCTCGAGGGCTGATGCGCGGCCCGCGTCGAACGGGCGCGGCCGGACCGCGAGGGGATGGGCGCGGGCCGAGGCGGCAGCGTGCCGCGTGAGATCTTCGCCGGAGTAATCCACGCGGGCGGCGGCGGTGCTTAACGCCTCGGCCGCGGTGATCGGGCGCTCCGCGGCCGATAGGTGCCGATCGGGCGCGGGCGCGCGGCGGGGGGCCTCCATCCGCTCGTCGCCGACCTCGATCACCACCGTCTCGCCCTCGGCCGGCTCGCGGCCGCGTTCCAGCCGCCTGTAACGGACCGTGACCTCGCGGCCCACGAGATGGCCGAACACGGCCCAGTCGAGGCCGACGCGTTCGCCGCCGGGGAGGCGGACCGACACGTCGGGCCGGACGCACGTCACGAGGCGCGCCAGGGCCAGTTCCCGGAACGTCTCGGCGGGCGGGGCCGCGCGGAACGTCTCGGGATGGGCCTCGATCAGGCGGACCCATCGATCGTAGGGCGCCTCGCCGGTGGCGGCGCTCTTGCGGTTGTTCCAATATAGGTTCAGGCGTCGGAAGAACTCCGGCAGGTCGGCCGCCTGCATCCTGAGGATCACCCGTTTCGTCCGGCCCTCGGCCGTTCGTTCGACCTGCGTCCGCGACAGGAGTTCCTGGGCGAAGAGCGAGGCGCAGGCGCGGAACGACCGTTCGACCTTGCCCTTGGCCTCGGGATGATACGGCTCGTGGAACGCCGGCCGGACCTCCAGGGCCCGGAGCGCCTCGCGGACGGTCTCGGAGGAAAGCCACGACCCGTTGTCGCCGTAGACCGTCTCGGGCAGGCCGGCGAACGGCATGGTCAGCGGGTCGGGTTTTTCGGTCCACGCCTCGGCCAGGGCCGCCAGGACCGCCTCGGCTGAGGGCGTAGGGATCGGCACGAAGTGGCGGGCCCGAGATGCGTCGTCGATCGTGCACGCGACCCAGAGCGGGGCCCGGCCCCGCTGCTGCTGTCGCCAGTCGATTGAGACGCCCGAATCGTAGACGTACTCGCCCGTCTCGACGTCGACGTACATGCTGGGCGCCCGCGTCTCGTCGTACTGGTGGAGCGTGTTGGCCCGGACCCGCTGGACCCGCCGCTTGACGGCCGGGGCGCGGCTGCCGTCCGGCCGGGCCTTCCCCAGGGCCCGGCTCGCCGCCACGCTGTAGCCGTGGTGTGCGAGGGCCCGGCGGAGGCGATACTCGGAGAGGCGATCGGCGTTCGGTTTCCCCAGGTCCCGCGCGGCGGCGATCACGTCGCGGATCGCCACGTCGCGGTCGAGTTGGCCGACGCACCAGAGCACCAGATCGTCTCCGAGGAGGGCGGCGTACTCGGCGTCGGACCGCCGGTCCGACCGGCCGCGGCGACCCGAGCGGACGCCGCGGGTCAGGCGCCAGAGGCTGCGCTCGGAGACGCCGAACCGCTCGGCTAGCGCCGCCCGTTCGGCGGCCGTTATGTCGGGCCGCCAGAGCCGCCTCAGTTCCTCGCGTTCTTTCGGGCTGATCCCCACGGCGATGTGTCCTTGTCCGTCCTCCGCCCGTCGCGTCCCGCGCGGCCCGGTTTAGAGGCCGCGCTTCGCCTCCTCGTCATCAAGCCGCTCCGAGAGGATCGGCCCCGTCGCCGGCCACGGCTTGGCGGGATGCGCCTCGGCGAACGCCATGCGCAGGCGCTCGGCAATCCGGTCGCGAGCGGCGTCGATCCGCATGAGCAGGTTCAGTAGCACCGGGCCCGACGCCATTTCGTCGATGAGAACGGCGGGGTCGACTTCCCGCCAGAGGAACACCTCCGTCCGGCCGAGCGTCAGGACGGCTTTCGCCAAGGCCGAGCGGCAGGGGGCGTCGTCGGTCACCTCGTCGGGGTCGCGGGCCTTGGCGGCCCGGGCCAACCGCTCGGCCAACTCGTCGATCTGGTCCTGGAGCCGGGCCTCCCGCTTCTCGCGGGCTTCCAGGCGCCGCTTGAGCCGCGAAACCTCGTTTTCGAGTTCCTTTCGGGGTTTCGGGGCCTTCTTGCGAGGGTCGGCGAGGTCGTCGGCGTCGAGTTCGTCACCCTCGTCCTCGTCAAATGCGCCGCCGCCCGCGCCCGGCAAATGCGCCGATCTGCGCATTTGGTGTTCCATGGCGTAGCGGGCCTCGGCCATCCACCACTGGGCCGTGCGGGCCGGGATGCGGAGGCGATCCAGGAGCGGCAGCCACTCGCCGTGCCGCACACTGGCCTTGAGCCAGATCATCCGCTTGCCCCGCTCGATGAGGCCGACCGAATGCATGGCGTCGATCATCCGGCCGATCACCTCGACCTGCTCGGTGACCATCTCGACGTTCTCGGGGGAGGCCTCCAGATCCATGTCGAACCGGCCCAGAAACTCCTGCATCCCGGCCAGGTCCTGGCCATTGGAGGGCGCGAGGCCCTTCTCATCGTGTGCTCGTTTAGCCATGGGTTGGTCCTTGGGCATTGGGCATTAGGGATCGGTCATTGGCCGCGGGAGCGGCCGGCAGGACGTCCGCCGCTTCGATGGTATGCCAGCCATTGCCCCAGGCCGCTAGGGGCAGGCCGTCCGACGGGTCCGACGCGATGGACGGCTTGTCGATCTCGATGCGCCGGGCCTTACCCGCCAGATGCGTCAGCAGGCAGACACGGGGGCCGCCCCGGCGGCGGGCGTCTTCGACCGTTGCGAGGGGCCGGCCTCGCGTCCCCTCGACGTTCGCGGCCACGTACACCTCGGCGTCCAGGTCGCCGACGCCGAGGATCTCGATCAGTTCGCGAACGTTCATGCCGCACCGCCTTTCCCGGCCGAAGCGTCGGCTGGCGCGAGTTCCCTGTAAGCCACGCGGCCGGCCCTGACGCAGGCCGACACAAGTTCCAGGAGGTCGGTCGTTTCGTCCGTGGCGCGCGGGGCGTCGAACGTCATCAGACCCGGCCGGCCGCGGCCGATACGGACGACCGGCACTTCCTCGGCCAGGGCGAAGCCGCACTCGTAGTGGGCGTCGTTGCCCGCCGGCTCCACGAGGACCACGCACCCCGCCTCGCGGATCGCCAGCAGGCAGTCGAGTTTCATCCGCCTGAGCCGCAGGTACCGGGCCGTCGCCTCGGGGTGCTCCGGGTCGGTCCGTTCCCATTCCTCCAGGGCGTCGCCGTTAAGCGGCTCCGGGTGCTCTTCCCAGAAGGCCCAGACGTCGTACCCGGCACCCTGCAGGGCGCGGGCGACGTGCCTGGCCCGCTCGACCTCCCGCCAACTGGCGGCAATGTAGATGTGGCTCATAGTTCTCCTCCGTTCGGCACGACGAGCCGCTTGTCCCATGCGCCCGGACACGCCGTCCGGGCGAGTTCCTTGTGGAAGTAGATCGCCGACCGCCCGAACCCGTAGGCCACCATCGCCAGGGCGAGGAAAGCCCGCGCCGCCGCCAGCGCCGCGGCGGGCGGCGGGCCCGAGGTGTAGTCGCCAATGAACGCGAGGCCCAGGTTTCCGGCGTTCTGGCCACGGACGTGGGCGCCGTCGCGCGAGAGGGGCCGGCCGAACCAGAGGCTGCCGTCGACGCCGATGAGGACGTGGTACCCGATGCCGTCCCAGCCGAGGCTGCGGTGATAGGCGTCGATCGCGCGGACGCGGGCGGCAGGGTCGTCGCCCGGTGTGGCGGTGTGGTGGATCGTCGCGCGGGCGAAGCGATGCGCCACCGGAGCAGCCCCGGCTGCGGGGCCGAGGGCCAGACCCGCAATCCCAATCGCCCGGATGGCCGTGCGCCGATTCATGGTTTCAGTCCACGGGGGCCGCGAGGCCGCGGCCCGCAAAAAGGACGCGCCGGGCCTGGTCCGCTTCGACGCGGGAGGCCCGGCGGATGGGCGACACCGTCGCTCCGGCCTGGGTGGAGCGGCGGGCGACTGCGTGAGAAAAATCAACGACCCACCACTGTTCGCAGAAGAGGCACCAAAACGCCCAGGTCTCCACGGCCCGGCGGCCCCGGACGCGGCGGCGGATACGCCCGCCATGCATCGGTGGGAAACCCTTGCCGCACTCGGGGCAGGATCGGGGCGCCGCGTGTGTCATGAGGCTCTCCTGGCGGCTTCGTACCGGGGGAACCAGTAGAGGTCTCCCCAGAGCGCCTCCTCCGGTTCGCCGAGGATCTGGGCGATGGCCCGCTGAAGGTACGGCGAGATCAGGCCGCCGCGCAGGACGCGCGAGACGGCCACCTTCGAGCAGCCGATCCGGCGGGCGAGGTCGGCCTGGCTCATGCCGCGGCGGGCCAGAATCTCTTTGACGCGCGGCTTCATCGCCGATAACCTTTTGTTTACGCCTCGGGCCAAAAGCCGAGCCGCCCGTGCGGCCCGATTTGACTTTGGCCAATTCTGTGCTATGCTTCTCTGCTGATGGATCGCGGGGCGCCCGAAAATGCGGGACGTTCCGCGACTCCATAGGGGATAATGGCGTATGACCCCGAACCCGTCAAGCAAAAAATCCGAAAATTTCGCACATCAGGGGGAGAGGCTTCGGGCGGTGCGCAAATCTGTTGGTGGGGGAAGCCAGGCAGAGTTCGGCGAGGCCCTCGGCGGCTTCACACTCGACCAGGTGAGCCGGGCCGAGCGGGGAGAGAACGCGATCCCGATGGATATGCTCGCGGCCCTGGCCGACCGATACCACGTGAACGTCAACTGGCTGTTGACGGGGGCGGGCGAGATGTTTGTCGCGCCAATGTCCGCCAACGCCCCGGTAGAACTGGCGGCCGAGCAAGCCGAGGCGGGGGCCGGCCAGGCTGTACCTGCGGGGGATGCGCGGGTGCTGGACCGCGTGCTCGCCGCCCACGAGCGGCTGATCGACGCCCTGGCCTCACAGCGGGCCGCGCCCTGGGGCGCCGCGGAGATCGCCGAGCCGGGTTACGTGGAGGTGGGGGCCGAGGTGGTCGAAGGGCGGCCGGACCTCTATGAGACGCACGTGCCGATCGTGGACGCGGTGGCGGCCGGGGCGGCGAGGGAGACGGGCCAGGCCGATGCCTACCCGCCGGGATGGGCCGAATCATTCGTAGAATTCGCGGGCGCACCGGCCGGCGCATTCGCGGTGCGGGTGGCGGGGGCGTCGATGGAGCCGGATTTTCGGGACGGGGACCTCGTGATCGTGGACCCGCGCCGGCGGGCCGAGGGGGCCGGCGGCGGCGAGCCGGCCGTGGTCGTCTACGAGGACCCAGCCACAGGATGCCGCCTTGGACGCCTCAAGGTTTTCCGGCGGCGTGGGCGCCGGGTCGTTCTGGCGTCAATGAACCCGGCCTATCCGGAAGTGGAGTTGGAGGCAAAGGCCGTTCTGGCGGCGTATAGAATCATGAGACACCTGCCCCGCCTCCGACGGCGATCCGCCGGAGGCTAAGCCGCATTGTGTGGCGCGTTATGTGGCGCGGCGCCATGGGGGATACGTTCAAGATGGTTCGCCTTGCCCACGGCCGGGTCTTTCTCCGGCCGCTGAACGAGCACTACCGCACGGAGGAGGTGCCTCCGAGGCGCGTGATCAAGGTTCTGGGCGTCCTGGCTCGGATTGGGTAGGAGGGCGTGCGATGAATCGGCGGAATTCGCTGTTTATCGTAGGGGCCATTGTGGCCCTTGCGGGCGCAGGCCTGATCGTCTGGCAGGCCCGCACGGGGCCCAAGCCTGGCGACCCTTCCGCCCTTCCTTGGCAAATCGCCCTGAACGCGGCCCTCCGGAGGCAGCGCTCAGAGCTCGCCTCGGTGCTGTCGCCCGAAGACCTGGCGTTTGCGGACGCGTGGTTTGAGGCGGCCGATGCGGACGCAACGCAAGAGACGCTACGTGCTCGAAATTCGTGGTGGACCCAGAACGACCCGCGGGGGCTGCGTGCCGGCGACGTTGCGGCTTTGTATTGGGCCAATTGCATGGCGGCCCTCCGGCTCGCCCGCGCCCGCAATGCCGTCACGCAGGAAGGACTCTTGGATATCCGGGCCGACGTCCGCTGCCTTTTTGCCGTTGGTGTCTGGACTGACGACGAGGCCCTGCAGCTCCTCATTGAGGCCGATCGGGATTGGCGTGCGTGGGATGAGCAAACGCGAGCCAGCCGGCTGCGCTCCCTGACGGCCGTCGTCGACGGCGAGATTGCCGACCTGGTGCGAGAGGGTTATCTCGGCAAAGAAGAGGCCGTTTCTGTGTCGAAGCGGCTTGTTTCCCGCCCGGAAGTGCTGGTAGCCGTGGGTCGCGGCCTCGAAGCCCTTCTCCGGGAGCAGGAGAAATACGAGCGGGAACACTCGCCGCCCACGGCGTTTCCGCAAACGCGGTCGGCCGTGGGGGGGACCAACCCATGAGCCTCGGGGGCTTGGCGTGTGTCGCTGCCGGGTTCGCGGCGGGCTTCGCGGCGTGCCTGGTGGCATGGGGCGTAAGCGGCCGGGCCGGAGGCGTCGATCCGCTGCGTCGTCCCTTGGCGGAGATCGGCCTGGCGCGGATGCGCGGCCTGCCCGAGCCGACCGACGCCGAGGTGGAGGCCATGGTTGCGGCGGCGGTCCAGGCCCCGCCCGGGGCGCCGTTTGCCTGGTGGACGCTTGCCCTGGCCGCGGCCCTGCTGCGTGCCCACCGCCGGTCGGTTCCTGGACCGCCTGTTTTTGTGGATAACTCGCCGCCCCATTGTGGATAACTTTCCGCGGCCCGCGCGCCGCGGACCGTTTCGTCCCGCCACTTCCCGCCTGTTCCCGGTTTTTCCCGCACCGCAATAAGTCAAATCCCCTGCGCGCACTAAGACATCCCGTAACACAGAATGCCGTTTTCGCTTGTGACCCCGCGCCGGCAGTGATACGATGCGCCGTTGCCGGCCCACGCGGCGGGTCGAGTCCGAGTTCGTCGAGGCGGTGTGGGATCACCGATGGCCAAC